CTTAAAGCGGGCGTTAGTGTTCAAACTTTATCAAAGAAAAGAAGTAATTTTGATACTGGTGGAACACATGACGTAAATGAGCAAGTTGAAATCTTCATAACGATTACAAATCCTAATACTTATTTCAATTTATTGGATGACATAGTATTACTGATTGAAACTACTTTGATGACTAATGCAAATTGGGTATCTCAGTTTAGTAAAACACCTGAAATTGATACTGCTTATGGATATGAAAAAGCAGGTGAAACAAATAAGGCATCAGCAAAGATTCTGTTATCTCTCGAATATCAAGATGAGTTTGTGCCAAGTATCGAAGCGTTGTTAGAAAGGATTCATATGGACACGGATGTCATTTATCCCGCCGCTGACCCGAATCTACTACCACCGGGCGAGAAACTTGGACCTGACGGCAGAATAGAAATGACTTCTGATTACAACTTGGAATAGCAAATGAAACTCACACCGAACGTTTATAAAATTAAGGACGGACTAGTTACTAAAGTATTCGACCCACAACGCAATCAATTCCATGAAGATGATGCAATTATCGACCTAGATACTTTATCGTTGGATATGCAGATGTATTATCAAAGGATATTGGCTGAAGGTGATTTAGTTGAATATGTTGAAAAACCAGTAACTAAACAAACAACCAAGCCAAACGGAGACAAATAATGGCAATCTCATTCAACAACATTTCATCAAACTTACGTATTCCGTTAGTATTCGGTGAAGTTTCAAACGAAAAGGCAGGATATTTCGTTCAAAACTCTCGCGCATTACTAATTGGTCAATCCGTGACGGCGATAACCGAAGAACCAGTTCTTATTCAAAGTATCGACCATGCCAAGTCATTATTTGGCACGGGTTCAATGCTTGCTAGAATGGTTGATTACTTCAGACGTAATAACGACTTCTCTGAATTATGGGTTCTTCCACTAAATGACGTAAGTGGTGGCACTGCAGCAACACGCACTATTACTTACACAGGTTCAGCAACAGGTTCAGGTTCAATCAGCCTTTATATTGCAGGTGACTTAGTCAAAGTTCCTGTCGTTATTGGCGACTCACCTACAGCGTTAGCTTCAGCAACTGTCGCAGCAATTACCGCAGCAAAAGATGTTCCTTTCACCGCAACTTCTGCGTTAGGGGTAGTTACTTTGACCGCAAAGAATAAAGGCACTATTGGTAACTCAATTCCTGTCGTTCTTAATTTCCGTGGCAAATTAGCTAATGAAATTACACCAGACGGAATCACAGTCGTTATCTCGGCTGCAAGTGGTGGAGCAACTGACCCAACGATTAGCTCAAAATTATCATTACTAGGTGACCAAGATTTCATGTATTACGGTCATCCTTATGCTGATACTTCAAGTATCGCCGCCTTCACTGCCTTCTTGAATGACGACACAGGTCGCTGGTCACCTTTGAAAGCACAATATGGTCACGCTTGGACAGCAAAACCTGAAACCTCTTCAGCTCTGGTTACTTTAGGTAACGCAATTAATGACCAACATCATTCATTGTTTGGATATGAAACAGGTGTGCCTAATTCAGTAACTGATGTGGTTGGCGCTATTCTTGGTAAAGTGGCAAATGCGCTTTCTATTGACCCAGCCAGAACTGTGCAAACTTTACGTTTGAATGGAATTATTGCACCACGCGAAGCAGATAGATTTACTGCGACCACACGTAATACTTTACTTTGGAATGGAATAGCAACAGTCAAACATAATGTATCTGACGTTCAAATCGAAAGAAGTGTTACCACGTATCAAAAGAATAGTTACGACCAAGCAGACCCAAGTTATCTTGACGTAGAAACTTTAACGACTCTTGCTTATATGCAAAAAGCATTGACCTATCGTTTCACTCAAAAATTCCCAAGAATGAAATTAGCGGCTGATGGAACTAAGTTTGGATTCGGACAAGCAATAGTAACTCCAAAAGATTTATTTGCGGAATTAGTTGCTCAGTATTCTGAATGGGAAACTCAAGGTATCGTTCAGGAAATGAAGAAATTCAAAACTGCTTCATTCGTAGAACTTGATGGTAATGACCCAAATCGCGTTAATGTGTTATTCGCTCCATACTTGGTAAATAATCTTCGTGTAATTGCAATCAAAACAGAGTTCAGATTGAACGTAGGAGCATAATCAAATGTCAAAATTAGTAAGAGGTGTAGCTCACTTCAAAATCGACGGAGTTAATTATTCACAACCGGCTGACGGTAACTTCGACATTACCTATCTTGGTGGCGTAAAACGTGAGTTTCAAAAAGCAAGTGATGGAACAAGCACATATTCAGAAATGCCTGAATTTGATAAAGTCGCTGGTTCTATTACAACTAATCCAGGTTTCGACCCAGAACCATTAGTTCTTGCAACCAATGTTTCTATTACTATTCAATTAGCAAATGGAACCACTTTTGTATTAAGTCGTGCTGGTTATACTGGGGACGGCAAAATATCAACAAAAGAAGGCACATTTGATTTTGAATTCTCAGGTGATGGCACCTGGCTATAAGTATTAGTTAGTATCTGAAAGTTATATAAATAGTTATTGAGGGCAACCCCCTCTTTAACTATTCATTAATAACTATCGATAACTATGACAGAAACAATACAAATATCTAAACCTATTATGGTCAATGGTTCAATGACAACAACCTTGACTATCACAAAACCAACATTCAAAGATTTCATCGGTTTTGGCAAACCAATTGCTGAAAGAAATCCATTTTCGAAAGCACTTGACGTCGTTTGGCGTAACCCATCCGAAATCGAACTTATTCAAAGAATGCTTCGCACAATGGCAAATCTAAACGACGTTGAAATAGAAATGCTTGACCCAGAAATAGCAATCGAAATAGCAGGTCAGTTGCAATCTTTTTTGGATTTGGTAACCCCCTCGACCCAAACGCAAGAACAATAATTGATAACTGCTTCGATGTAGCCCGATTTTGGAATTGGAGCAAATCGGATTTGATGGATGCCACAGTTGAAGAATTGGAACTATTCCTCGTTCAAGCGCAACGTATCTCGGAGAAAGAACATAAGGAAATGAATTAACCATGGCAAAAAGTTTCAACATATCGGCAGTCTTCACTGCGGTCAATAAATTAACTGCACCTGTGCAAGCAATGACTAGACAAATTAGTCAGTTCGCACAGGTCGTTAAATCATCTTCACAGACAACCAAATCTTCATTCGCTGGTGTTGGCACAGCTGCTCAAAGCACTGCTTCAAAAATCAGTTCGTCTTTCAATAACATCAACTTCAATAAACTGAAGTTTCAAGTTAAGAATCTTCAGGGACATATCAAAGACCTCGGTCAAACTGCAACAACAATTGGTGCCGCAGGAATGGGTGCTGGGTATGCAGTTTATAAAGGACTTGACCCGTTACGTGAAAAACAATCAGTCGTAACCCGATTTGGCACTTTATATGGTCAAGGCAAAACCCCTGAAGAAAGACAAAGATTAGGTGAAGCAGAGTTTGTCAAAACCCAACAAATGGCAACCCAATTACCGGGAGCAGTTCAGGATTTTGCTGAAGCACGAGCCATGACCAAAAACTTCGGTCTTGAAGGTTCGTTAGACCTAATGAAAGGATTCACTAATATCTCAAGTGCTATTGGAGAAAAGTTTGATGGAGAATTTGTTCGAGCACTTCAAGCAGGTGCAGGCGGTAATGATGTTGATTTATTCAAAAAGTTTGGTCTGAAAGCAGGTTCTGATAAAGGCAAAACAAAACTAACAGATATAAAGACGGGTCAAGAAACAACTTTTGCTAATCCAGCTGATGTATTGAAATACATTTCTCAGTTAGGAAATAAGAAATACGCTGGTTCGACTGAAGCATTCATGAAAACCATTAGCGGTAAAGAATCCAACGTAGGTGATGCTTTATCCGGTGCTTCAATTAATTTTGCGGAACAATCAGGATTAGCTCAACTTTATGCTGAGAAACTTGACCTGATTACTGAGAAACTTCCGAAGTTAGCCGCACAAGTAACTGAAGCATTAAAACCTTTCATTCAATTTGCAAATAACAACAAAGAATTAACAACCGGGTTACTAATAGCTATTCCGGCATTATTGGGAATTGGTGTTGCAGTTCAGGTATTAGGTTTCGCATTCGGCGGATTAGTATCGTTATTTGCAGCAACTAAAGCAGCCATGCTATTCATGGTCGGTCCTATCGGACTAACTATTGCGGCAATAGCTGCATTAGCGGGTGCCGCATATCTGATTTATCAAAATTGGGAACCAATCAAAACATATTTCTCGAACTTATGGGGTGATATCCAATCGGGTTTTTCAATGTTTGGGGAATGGTTTATTGCTAAGTTCTCAGAAATAGTAATGGCTATTACGAATTGGGTTACTCAATGGATAGATATTGGAACTCAACTTGTAACAAATATCCAAACTGGAATTTCAAGTAAATGGGACGCATTCAAAAGTTGGTTACTTGAAAAGTTTGCTGGTCTTCTTGCAAGTATCCCTGGAATTGGAGGTTCATTATCCGCTTCAATAACTGGTCCATCGGGTGCAACTAGTAATTTAGCAACACCGTCAAGTGCTTTATCAAAACCTAATACTATTGCTAGTTCAGTTCCCGTTGTCAATATAAGTAATAACATCAATACCAACGTAGCAAACGGAACTGCATCAACTGTAGCTACTAATTCTGCCACAGGCGCTAAACCAACAATCAAAACCAATACTGGCGATTCAAGAAGGACATCTAAATAATTATGGCAGGCTCAGAATTACAAAAGAAGTTTATCAAACCGAGTTTCAAAGGAGTTCCTTTCTTCTGCGAAACCAGTTCATTGACATTTGGTCGCAGAACTGCAAATCACGAGTTTCCACAATTCGATAAACCATATTCTGAAGATATGGGGAAACTTCAAGACGCAATCAAACTTGAAGCATGGGTTACCGGAGATGATTGGGAAAAACAACGTGACGACTTAATAAAAGTATGCAAACAACTAGGCCCAGGCAAATTAGTTCATCCTGACTTAGGGGAAATGTTAGTGCAAGTTGGAAGTTGCACGGTCGATGAATCCAAACAAACTGCAGCACGTAAAGCAACATTCTCCTTGGTCTTTTATGAAACGACTGAGAAAGGTTTTCCGTCAGTTCAAAAGAATACTATTTCTGCTATTCAAGATGCAGCGAGTTCTGGCAAATTCAAGTTAGCCGATGCATTCAAAGCACTTTATAAAATCACTCAATTACCACAATATGCGACTGATTATGTTATGGGTTTTATTGGAGATATGACTGGGATTTATAATCCTTATTCATTATTAGCAGTATCAAATGCAATTACTGATTTGATGGATGGAGATATTACTTTACCTTGGCAATTACCTGTTTTGGCTTCTGCTTTTACTGCTTCTTTCAATAATGACTATTCGAATAAAGGTTCATCTATCAAATATGAGAATAATGTCTATTCTTCAATAATTCCAGATGAAACACTTCAAACCAATACTATTGTTGCAAGAATAGCACTCAAAACTTATGTTGATATTGTCAATGTCGAATTGAATCACCTAACCCCTTATACTAATTCTCAGAAAGAACAACTTGAAGCAGGGAAACGAGTTGAATTATTGATGAAATCCTATTGTTGCATTGAAGCGGGTGTTGCTGCTTCTCAACTTGATTACAAATCAATCAACGAAGCACAAATTATTTGGGCACAAGTGTTAAATAGTTATGACCAAGTTATAGCATTAGCCACTGAACTTAATGATACTAATTCTTATATCGAATTACGCAAACAACGCGGGTTATTTCAAGAAGATATTCAAGAACGCGCACCGAATTTAGCAGTAATAGTATATCGAGATTATCTTGACCCGCAACCTATGCTTACTATTGCATATGACGTTTATGAAGATATTACTCGACATGACGAAATAATGAATCGAAATAAAATCCGTCATCCTGGTTTTGTTTCACGTGCAAAATTGGAATTATTGAATGTCTAATCAAGTAATAGTCAAAATTGATGGCGTTGAATGGGTTGGCTGGACTTCTGTTCAAGTAACACGTTCAATTGATAAAGCAGCATCGAGTTTTACAATATCTGTAGCGCCTCATCCACTAAATGAGAAATCACCACTTGAAGTTTATCCCGGCAGTTCAGTCAAAATCTTTTACGGCAAAACTTTAGTTCTTAGTGGTTCGGTTGATAATTTTGATATTGATTTTGACCGCGAATCTCATCAACACAGTTTTACAGGTCGTTCTAAAACCAAAGACTTAATTGATTGTTCAGCTCTTAATTCAAAAGCATTCAAAAAACAAACGATTAAGCAAATTGCATCTGATTTAGCCGCTCCTTACAACGTTCAAGTAAAAGGCGAAGCAGAAGACACCATTGAATCATTTCAAGTCAATCAAGATGGCGAATCTCCATTTGAAGCAATTCAACGTTTGGCTGAAAAACGAGAATTGCTGATAACAGACACACCAGAAGGACATCTACTTATCACCAACAAATCAAGTGGTAAATCTCGAAACGAAATAAGAATGAGCCATAACGAGAACACAAAGGTGCTTCGTGGTCGTTTTACGAACAATGAGAGCGAGCGATTTCATGAAGTGATTGTCAAAGGTCAATATAAATCCAGTGATGAAGCATACGGGAAGAAAACCTCCCAAGTTGAAGCAACACATATTGACCCGGAAGTAAGAAGCACCCGTAAGAAAATCTTAGTCGCTGATACTTCGCTTGACCAAGGCGATGCAATCAAAAAAGCACGTTATCAATCACAAGGAAATGCATCAAAAGGAGTCGAACTAACACTTGACGTTCAGGATTGGTATGGGAGCGCTGGTGACCTATGGCAACCCAACCAACTGGTTAGGGTTACTATTCCGATTTGTGGCA